GGAAAGTGTTGGATCAGCTATCCTTCAGGCGCGGGGTAAGCGCCTAAACTAGGTGAGACGCAATCCCGCGTCCCGCTCTTTTCTTAGGAAGTAGCGTAAAATGTTCGACAAGGTAAAGACTTATATCCCTGACGTTGTTGGAGTGGCAGGAACCGCCGCAACTCTTGTTGCCGCAACCCACTATGGAAGCGTGGCGGCAACTGCGGTTTCCTTTGGAATGAAATACGGTGCTGTGCGGATCATCGCCGGAAGTGTTGCGGGCCTTGGCGTTGGAATTCCTATCATGGTCGGTGGGATGCTCGCTACCCACGCCATTGAGGAGTATCTTCGGCGTCGCAGTCAAGAACCTTTTCCTGCTACCTGATTGTAGCCTTCTGCGGGCGCTTCGGCTCCCGCAGTGGGGTGCAATTCCGCACCAAGAAGAGAAGTGAACATGAAGCTTATTATGTCTTACAGTCCCGAAAGCCTTCGCGCCATGGCCGATCACGTTGCGCGCGCTGCGAAAACCGCTGGCGAGTATCTGCTAGAGAACCATCGCCGGATCATGGCCGCCACCGAAACCGTGCTGGATAGTACGGCGAGGGCGCGGCAAATCCTAGCCAAGCAAGCCGGAAGAGCCGTGCGCTCGGCGGCAGGCTATCTTCTGTTTAATTGCCTGCGCGTTCTGGCGGCAGCCTCCGTTGTCGCGGCTGGCGTAGTCCGAGCCTTGGATATTCTCTGCCGTCGAGGCGCTGGCATATGGTTCGCTAATGAGGTGAGTGGCGCATGAGCCGGCGCCGCGCGCCCGCAGAATTCGTCCCCCCAGGCTCCCGAGATGGGGACCTTGGCGGCCGGATAGTCAGCGACCAGCGATGGCGCGAAGGCTTCGATGAATTCCGCCGCAGCGAAGGGCGGGACCCGGAAGCCGAGCGCCAAGCCTACATCGACTTTTTGAAGGAGCTGGCTCCATGAGGCTAGTCAAGATGATCCGGCTTATGCAAGACCGGGCTTACGCGCCGTGCTGCTATATCCTTGCGCGAGAGCGCGAAGACGGCACGTATGACGCGCAGGATGACGCAAACACCATCCTAGTCCAAACGGATTGGGACTGGCCGAGCATCGCCGGAACTTTCGGATGGGGGATGAAACTCCCGGGCCGCACTTCCAAATCGAGGTGCGATCATTCCGGCACGGATGGGACAGTCACTTGTCCGGACTGCGGCGCAACGGCAGGTGATTTTATTACGGCGGCCGGCGCGTGGCTCGATGAAAACATTGGCGCTATGGCCGAAGACCCCGGATATTTCGGATGAAGTTGGAATTCTCACTCGCGATCAGCTTGCGATTTATCGCCGGCCTCGCGATCGGGTGGATCGCGGCGCAGCGATTGCGGCGCGCCCGGCGAGGTGGCTAGAGCTGCCGCCCTGGTCGGTTAGCCCGAGCTGGGCATATCTGCTGAGGCTGAGAGCGTGGGCGCGGCCCGCGCGTTCCCCGGAGAGCTGGCCGACGCCGGGATACGCGAGCGGCTTCCGGTCGCGGCGTCCCAGTAGACCCCTTCCACCGCGCTTTGCCTTCTTGAGCATAGCCCTTGCTATCGCCTCGAATGAGCTGGCTGGTGAGCCGTAGACGCGCTCGCCGCGCCCGGCCGCCAAGCGCTCTGCTTGGAGCTGGGCAATCCGCTTGACCTTGGCAGCGGTCTCCGCCAGCATACCCCCTCCACCGCTGGAGAAGCGGCCGTGGTAGTCGCGGGCCTCGTCCTTATGGAACCGAGCCGCGTATGCCGCGAGCCGGCCCATTAACTCTCGGCGCCGTTCGCGATCGAGAGCGGCACGTCAGCAACTAGGCTGACCGTGAGCTTGGTTGAAGTGGCGTAGGTGCCCGTGGTCGTAACGAGCGCTTGAAACATCGAGCCCGGTGCGATCAAATTGGCGTTGCCGGCCGACAGCGTGCCGGGAGTGACGAAAGCCGTCCCTGTTGGGACAAGAGCCATCGCCGCATTTGAGAGGTACACGCTCTTGAGGGAGCTGGTCGTGAGCTGGGCAAAGTAGATGAAATCGAAGAAGCTGGCCCCGCCGTCATAGCTGGTCTGGATAAGCACGTCCACGGTGGTTCCGGCCGAACCCCAAGCGAAGTTCAAGTAGGCAAGCACCCAGCTCGGCGCGGTCTTCGTTGCCTTCAGGATGTTGCCCTTCTGGGACTTGGAGATGGCGGTCGTGATCGGGAATGCGCTGAGGAGAAACATGGCTGAGCCCTCTATGGAATTCCGGTTGCCAGAGTAAACCGAAGATGTTAACGATCGTTCAATCTAGGGGTTAACGCGATCTTCATGCAATTTAGCGCATTCTTGAGCCCCTCGTCAACCCCGAACGAAGGGACATTATGGCCGCATACCCCGAAGATTTTGACACCTGGGAAGAGTATGAGCAGGACCAGTGGATTTGGCGCACGGAATGGCTTGATCTCGTAGAGGCCCGGGCAATCGAGCAGGGCTGGCCTACGGTCGAGGGTTGCCCGGTCGGCACGTATCTCGACGAGAACGGCTTCTGGCACGGCCAGCTCCCTCCACCCGGCGACTGGGGTATGTGGGTGCTCATGTCGGGCCGCGGCTACGGCAAGACCCGCTGCGCCGCCGAGGACATGGGCTGGTACGGCATCACTCACCCGGGGCAACAGCTCCTCGTCGTCGGTCCGACCTATGAGAAGATGATCAACGTGGATTTCGAGGGCGAGAGCGGCCTTGTGACCGTCCTCAGTCGCTTTCGGCACAAGATCATCGTGCATTGGCACTCCTCCGAGAAAGAACTGCTGCTCACCAACGGCACCATCTACCGGGGGATTTCGGCCGAGACGCCCGATCGAATTCGCGGCTACGCCTTCGCGCGGTCCTGGATCGACGAGCTGGGCGAGATGTACCTGAATGGCGCCGAGGTGCTCGATCAAGTGGAGCTGGCGACCCGCTCCCCGCCGGACCCCCGGATTATCATCACGACGACGCCGAAACCGACCCGCTTGATGCGAGACTTGCGCGACGAAGCTGTACCCCCTCCGCCGCGGCCCGCCGAGCCCGACACCGGCCCGGACGTTCCCGGGCACGCGCGGTCCTTGCGGTCTTCCGGGACCATATACTCCGACTGTTTCGTGGGGTTTTGACCATGGCAGAAGAGCAGGAGCCCCGTCGCGTGGTTATGACGATCGGGGCCACCATCGAGAACCGGCGCCTCCCGAAGCCGTACATGGCGCGTCTCATGCGTCTTGAGGGCACCCGGCTCGGGCGCCAAGAGCTGCACGGCGAGATACTGGCAGACGTTGCCGGCGCGAACTGGACCCTGGAGGGCCTGGAGCGGTGCCGTGTCGAGCGGCCGAAAGTCCCGCCCCTGAAGCGCATCGTGGTCGGGGTTGACCCGGCCGTGACGAACGTGGCAATCGCCGAGCAGGAGCGCCAGCTTGAGAGCGGCGGCAAGGCCCGGAAGCTCTCCGGCGCCGAGACGGGCATCGTGGTCGCCGGGCTCGGGGTTAACGGCTGCGCCTACGTCCTGGGGGACTACAGTCTTATGGGGTCCCCGCTCGTCTGGGCAAGACGAGTTCACGAGGCATACTGCGACTTCAAGGCTAGCCGGGTGGTGGCCGAAAAGAACAACGGCGGCGACCTAGTGGAAAGCAACCTACGGGCAATCATGGCGAACATCCCGCTCAAGCTAGTATTTGCGAAGGACGGGAAGATTACTCGCGCCGAGCCTGTATCGAGCCTCTATGAGCGCACGCCGCCCATGGTATACCATGTAGGGGTGTTCCCGGAGCTTGAGGAGCAAATGCTGACCTACACCGGAGACCCCAAGCAAGCATCGCCCGACCGAATGGACGCCCTTGTCTGGGCGTTAACAGAATTGATGCTAGATAGTATCCCGACCCCTATGGTGGGACCGGTGAGCGTAGAGGGCGAGAACTTCTGGAGAAACTCCTATGCCTGACGATCCGAACAGCGTCCGCGTCGGGAACCTATCGCCTGGCGACTTCTACGTAGAGGCGGGCAATACCGGCTTGAAGGTCTTCGGCGGCTACGTCGTCGAGGAATTCGAGCCAAACCTGCGCGGGCTCCGCGGCGCCCGCATGATGCGGGAAATGTGGGACACCGACCCCACGATCGGCGCCATCATCTTCGTCATCTCGCAAGCCATCCGCAAAATTCAGTGGCACTTGGCGCCGGCCGACCAGTCGCTCCCTTCCCTGCTCGCACAGGAGTATTTCGAGAGCGTCATGGCAGATATGGATCACACCTGGGACGATTTCATGTCTGAGGTGATGTCTATGTTCATCTGGGGCTACGCGCCTTTCGAGATCGTGCTGAAAATTCGCCAGGGCGCCGACGCGACGGACCCGCGTTACCGGAGCCGTTTCGATGACGGCATGATCGGCGTCCGCAAGCTCGCTATGCGAAGCCAAGAGACTATCCTGCGCTGGATCATGGACGCGGACAACAACGACATCCTCGGCGTCGTGCAAATCCCCTGGACCGGCGGCATCCGCACGATCCCGGCGGAGAAGATGCTGCTGTTCCGCACGATCAGCTTCCGCAACAACCCCGAAGGCCGCTCGCTCATGCGAAACGCTTATCGGCCGTACTACTTCCGGAAACGGATGGAGGAAATCGAGGCGATCGGCATCGAGCGCGACTTGGCGGGCTTGCCAGTCCTGAAAATCCCGGCTGAGCTGATCGCCGCCGCCAACTCGGGCAGCGACCCGAAGGCTGCGGCCACGCTTGCGGCCTACAAGAATATGATCATCAATATCCGCCGCAACACCCAGGAGGGCGTCGTTATCCCTGGGGACTGCGACGCGCACGGGAAACCGCTCTTCGATCTTCAGCTTTTGCATAGCGGCGGACAGCGGCAATTCGATACGAGTACCGTGATCAATCGCTACACTCAGTTGATCGCAACGACGGTCATGGCTGACTTCTTGCTCCTCGGCCACACGTCTCGCGGCGGCTCCCAGGCTCTCGGCACTTCGAAGGTGGATATGTTCTACTCCGCGATCGAGGGCATGGTGCAGAACATCGTTGCGACGCTTAATTCCCAGCTCGTCCCTCTCCTCGGCACGCTCAACGGTATTCCGTCGAAGAGTTGGCCGCAGTTCTACGCGGACAAGGCGGAGCAGATCGATCTCGGCAAGCTCGGCGCCTACATCAACGCGCTCGCGGCCTCCGGGATGCAGCTCTTCCCGAACCCCAACCTCGAAGAGTACTTGTATCAGGTCGCGGGTCTGCCGGAGCCAGACGACGAGACGCAGCAAATGCAGAACCAGACGAACACTCTGGAGCATGCCGGCAAGGTCAATGCGCTCGTCCAGGCGCTCCAGCCCGCCGCGCCACTTGAGGAAGTGACGCCAGCACCGAAGGGCGGAAATCTCGATGCCGGAGAACAGACGCCGCCCGGACAAGGCGGCCAGCAGCCGCCGCAGAAAATGGGCGGCGGTGGCGGAAACCCACAAGCTCCGCAGGGGCAGTTCGGGCCGCCGCGCGGCAAGGGGCCGCCGAAGGCTGTTGGTCCGCGCGTTCATCTCTTGTCTCAAGGCTTCGGGAGCATGAACAAGCGGCTATTTGAATACCGGAGGGCCGCCTAATGCCTTTCGTCTACCACCGCCTCGGCGCATCCGATGTCCCAGGGCATCTTGTGCAGCCGCCGCACGATGGCTTGCGCGTAGTGGCGGAGGCGACGCAGCCGTACATTGCCCGCTCTATCCAGGAGGCACTGATCCGGCTCAAGAATGGGATCACCCCGCGCTTCATGTACCACGCGATGACGAACGGCCAGGGCGTGGGTTTCGCTTTAACCGGCGCCATCGACCAGTTCAAGACCGATCTGCGGGCCGCCAAAATATTCCTCGCGAACATCCACCTCCAGGCCGGCGCAATCATGGAGCATCGGCTGGGCTTCCGTATCCGAAAGGACGCGATCAACTTCGATCTGGGCATGCTGCCGCAGCCGACGCAAGATGCGCTCGACGACTACGATTTTGGCCTCGTGCGCGAGGTATCGGACGATGTTCGGCGGTCGATCGCCAACGTGCTCACTCAAGGCGTGCAGAGCGGGTGGTCGCCCGACAAGATGGCGCGGGAATTGAAATCCGCGATCGGGCTCACCAGCGACCAGTACGATGCTGTGTCAAACTACCGCTCGATGCTTGAGAGCGGCCGCCCCGACGCCCTCAACCGACAGCTCCGGGATGCGACGTTCGATCCCGAGGTGCAGTCCTCGGTGGACGGGCTCACGAAGCTCACGCCAGATCAGATCGAGCGCTTCACGAACCGGTATGCTGACCGCTACCTCTCTTACCGCGCCAACACGATCGCTCGCTATGAAAGCCTGCGGGCCTCTAACCAGGGCGGTTCCGACAGCGTGCAGTCTGCGATCGACGCGGGTATCATTTCGCCCGAGGATGTCACCACGAACTGGATGATCGCGAACGACGAGATCACTTGCCCGCGGTGCCGCTCGGTCGTAGATATCCAGCCAGACGGCGTGCCGTTCGGGACAATGTTCACTTGGGCAGCCGGGAAGCGCACCGGGCAAGTCCTGCTCGCGCCCTTGCACCCTGACTGCCGTTGCACGAACACTTACAACGTCGTTCGCTCGGCGCTGGAGGCGGCGTGATGACCGGGCTCTTCCAGAAAGATCAGGGCGCTTCAGTATCCGCGAATTCAGTGCACGCGCCGGCTAACTTGGAGATCAAGCGCAAGAAGATCAAACCGCTCTGGAAGGGCATTCGCGGGCGTCCGAGCCTCGTGCGCGTGCCAGGCCCTACGGCCGGCTTCGAGCTGGGAACTTCCGTCAAGAAGCCAGGAAAGAAACTGGGCAGGGCCGCGCTCTATGCCGGGCATCGGTACATCCGCAAGCAGCGCACTCCGCGAAAGTTGGAGATGGTAGGCAAGGACAAATACAAGGTTCCATTCGAGTACGATGCCGACGCGCTGAAGATGATCGGGGACCAGCATCCGAGCCCGGACTTCCTGCATGCGCTCATAAACGAATTCAAGGAAGAGGACAAGCAGAAAGTCCGGCTGGATAGTTTGATCGCGACGCATCCCACGGTCGAGAAGCAAAAGCTCGACGAGCTGGACAAGGATGACAAGGGCGATCCCGTAGTCCTGCGCTGGAAGGGCAAGAACTACATCATCGATGGGACGCACCATCTCACCGCCGCGTGGGCGCGCGGGAAGAACAAATACAAGGTGCATTTCGTCGATCTCGGCTCCAATATCTCTTTGGCGACTGGTGAGCCTGTCGGCGTGGGCGTTTTAAAACGGAACAAACTCAGCCGGAAGCAGCAGGGCAAGGTCGCGAGGACTATGCACGAGTGGGGCCAGGGCGAGCTTCACTCCGGCAGCAAGACCGGGCCGAAGGTCGAGAGCCAAGATCAGGCAGTTGCCATCGCTCTGTCCCAGGCGAAGGAATTGAACAAGGTCCTCGCTCCCATCCTGTTCGGGAAAGCGGACCCCTATCACGACGAGCAGGGCAGATTTACGAGCGCCGGTGGCGCTTCGTCGGGCGGCGGAGGCGGTAAGAAGGCCGGCGTCGGCTACGAAGTCGGGCGGGCCTCGGGTGAAGCGGTCGGCAGCTTGGCGGGAACGGTCGCTGGCCGGGTGGCCGGCGGAGCTATTGGCACGGCCATCGCGCCGGGCGTGGGGACCGCCGCGGGCGCGTTCCTTGGCGGCTTGGCCGGCGGCGGAGCCGGCGCCTACCTGGATCGACGCATTTGGAACGCGGTCTATCAGCACTTCAATCCGGGCGTGAAAGAGCCGAAGCACACCCTTGGCGGGGAGCTGTCCGGCGCTGCGGCGTCGAGCGCCGGCTATATCGCTGGCGGCTTGATCCCTGGCGTTGGCGGTGCCGCGGCCGAAGGCGCGGGCCTACTAGCGCGAGAGATGCCTACCGCCGGGGAAGCCACGGCTCGCATCCTCGGGACGACTGCCGGCGACGTGCTCGGGACGCGCTTCGGGGACTACATCTCCAGCCGTATAGGTGGCGTCCTTGCCTCGGTCAAGGGCGGCCAGATCGGGCGCTCGGGCGGCGAAGCAACCGGGGACGTAGCTGCCGACGTAGGCTACGCCATGCGGAAGAGGTTAATCAGTCCTTTAGAAAAGCGGGCCAAGATGGGGAACGACGATCTCCCTGTTCGGTCGGACCAGTTTCCGCCTCGGAAGCTCCGGAATGACCAGAACGACGAGAAGTATCTTGCGGAGCAGCCCGCCGCGACGAACTTCCGGACGCTGCTGAATGAGCAGGAGAGTAAACAGCGAGCCAAGGCCGGCAGGCTCGCGCAGTACGGGGCGCGCATCGACGCGCTGCAACCTCGTATCGGTGAGAGCTGGCAGCAATTCCATCAACGGTTGTTGATGGCGGTCTCGGAGCAGCAATCTCAGGCGTTCCCTTGGTCGCTAGAGCGGAGTAAATGACGATGACCAGCAGCTACAATTTCACGCCGAAGCGGGTCCGGAAGGGCCGCCGGATTTACGATTTCGTCCCTGTCGTCATCGCCAAGCGGCCGAAGGAATACACCCAAGCCATGCGGGACCGGGCCGAAGCCAAGGGACACACGATGCCCGGCGGAGGCTTCCCGATCGAGAGCCGGGCCGATCTCGGCCGAGCGAAGCGCGCGTTCGGCCGGGCCAAGAATAAGCCCGCGGCGCGGAGCTGGATCAACCGCCGGGCGCGAGCCTTCGGCGCGGGGCCGCTCGGCGGCAGCGTCGGCAAGGCGGCATTCCCCGGAGCGGCACCGCCGTTCGGCTCGAAGGACAAAAAGAAGGACGCAGTGAAGAAGCTCCTCCAGTCTTTTTTCAAGGCTGACCCGGACACGACGGACGGGCGCTCCGGCGGGATCAGCCATAGTGAGAGCGATCGGGTAGGAGCCCAGGACGATCGTACCCCGGACGAGAAGGCGGAACAGCTCCTCGATCTCTACAACGTGGCGTACAAGAACCCGCCGATGCCGGGCGAGGACATCGAGACCTGGATGGGCCGGGTCTGGGGCGAGAAGAAGCATTGGCAGCTCTTCGCGGACCAGCATCACATGATGCACGCGATCTTCTGCCGGGCACGCAAGCTCCCCTCCCACACCTACGCCATCGCGAAGGTTGACATCCTGAAGTACGCCGGTCCCGATCTGAAGGACGGTCTCGTTTGGGGCTGGGCCTCCATGATCGAGAAGGACGGCCACACGATCCGGGACTACCAGGGCGACCAGATCACGGAAGCCGAGCTGGTGAAGGCGGCGCACGACTACATCACGAATAGCCGCACCGGTGGGGCCATGCACATTTACTGCGAAGGCGCAGACCGTCAACCGCTGAAGTGTGGCGAAGTCGTCGAGAGCATGGTTTTCACGAAAGACCTGCAAAAGGCGATGGGCATCTCGCTCCCGCATATCGGGTGGCTGATTGGCTACAAGATCAGCAATCCGGCCGTGCGGAAGGCGGTCGCGAGCGGCCAGCTCAAGTCCTTTTCCATCGGCGGTGCCGGAATTCGCATCCCGATCGAGGAGTAATCCGAATGGCTAAGGCCAACTGGTTAAAGAACATGAAGATACGCGAGGTCTCGCTGGTCGATGATCCGGCGTCGCCGGGCGCCAACATCATCCTTATGAAGCGCGGCGCGCGGGACGCGACCGGGCACTTCGCGAGCGGTAGTGACATGGGCCACCAGGCCAGTTTCTCCTTGGATCATGGTGAGAAGTCCGCTCTAGAAGCGGAGATGGCCGCACGAGAGGGCGCAGGGAACCCCATGCGCCATATCGACGAGGTTCACCATTTCCTCGACTATGTGCGCGCCCAGCGAAAGGGCAAGAGCAAGGTCATCGCCCGGATCGGCAAGGCCGGTCCCGCCGACGAGCCGCGCGACGCGCTCGGTCGATGGGTTGCCGGCGCCTTGACGGCTGGCGGCCTCGCGGCCGGCGCGCATTTCATAGGGCGTCAGCAGAGCATGGGGGCCAAAATAACAGGCTCGGCCTTGGCTGGCCTTGCTACCGCGGCCGGACTTATGGCGACGACCCACCTCACCGGGATCAAGCCGGTGAAAGGCGGTCTCCAGCTTCAGGTTCGGACGCAACGTGCCGGCAAACCTGCGGTGGCGACGCATATCAATCTCAAGCCGTCTACTTTCCGCCGGTGGCTCGGGATGGGCGATCAGACGGCGGCGAAAATGGAGGGCACCGCGCACCCGACGAACGGGATGCCCGTCGTGACGACCCGCTCCCGGACGGCTCTTGGAACCGCGATCCCCCTTAACAGCCCGACAACTAGCTGGGCGAATGCCGGCGGCTGGCCGTACCGGACGCAGATCGGCGCCTATGTACCGGCGGGCAGCGGTGAACAGCAGAAGTACATCGAGGAGGCGCTGTCTTCTCGGGCGGTGAGCCAGCTCAGTCTACCGTCTAGCTCCGCCGATCATTCCGGCGGTAAGCCATATGTGACCGCGGAGGGGCACATTATCCCGCCTGGTAGCCACGCCGCGCAATCCGCGATGGAAGGGCGCTACCTTCAGGAGAGCGGCCGCGGCCTTATGACGAAGGCTCGGATGTTGCCACGTCCCCGTATCTTCGGCAAGCAGGGCAGCTCCGGGTCGCCTTTTGGGGCGGAGCAGCGGTTGACCCTCGGAGCTATGCGGGTGAAGTCTGACCAGCGCTCGGAGACTAAACATGTCGGGCTCTACGGGCAAGCAACCCTTCGGGCTCAGCGGAGCCTCTTCGCCGGCCCGACAAATCGACGCGCCCTCGCTAAGTAAATCGTTAAGGATTACCGCATATCATTCGCTCGGAATTGGACCGGGCACCTCAAAAAGGAACGCCAACATGCCTATCGATCGCGACACCCTCGAAGCTCTTGCAAAGGCGCTGGCTCCCCTCGCCGGTGAAGACACCGCCAAGCAAGCGCATATCGTGAACGTCCTGTCTGATCTCGTCAAGTCCGGCGACAAGCCGAAGGACGGCGCAGACGCCGAGCCCGACGATGACCCGGATGACGTGAGCAAGCAGGTCGAGCCCGTCGCGGACGTGATGCTCGGCCTCCATGACGCCATCGAGGCGATCAATAAGTCGGCGGAGCCTGACAAGGGCGCGCTGATCAGCGAGGCTTTCGAGCAGGCGTATGACGCCATTCGGAAGGTCGGTGAGGAGACTGTCCAGGCGGCCATCGTGGCAGGCCAGGAGAGCATCACGAAGTCCAAGGCGTTCAAGAAGATGCGGAAGCTCGCGAAGCGCGCCAAGGCCGGCGTCGCCGACAATACGACCGGTGGCGACGGCCGCGACAAGACACAGCAAACTCGCCATGGCGCCGCCGAAATGAGCGCCGATCATGCGCCGGACGAGATGGACGACAGCGAAGACGAATTCGGAGTGAAGAAAGCCATGAAAGCCAAGCAGATCGCGAAGAGCCTGGGCGGTGGACCCCTGGCCGTCTTCATCTCTGACCTTGCGAAGAGCACCGAGCGCCTCGGAGCCGAAGTCGCCCAGTTGCGCGACGAGAAGCAGACCGAGGTGTTCAAGCAGCGCGCCGCGGCGATCGGGGAAGGTCCCCAGGTCGCGGAGCTTCTGAAGACGCTCGCCAAGACCGATCCGAAACTCGCCGACACGGTGGGGAACATCCTGAAGTCGAAGAACGCTCTGATCGAGAAGAGCGGCGTCTTCAACACGATCGGCACCGGCGGCGGCGCCGAGGGCAGCTCCTCGCTTGAGAAGCTGAATGCCTTCGCGACCGAGATCATCACCAAGAGCGTCAGCGACAAGAAGCCGACGTTCGCCAAAGCCTTCGTCGCTGCCTGTGAGCAGCACCCGGACGTTTACAAGGACTACCAGCGCGAAGAGCGCGGCAGCCGCTAACCGCTCGCCCGATAGGAGAACACGACCATGACCGCATCAACTGGCCTCGTTTACTTCGGCGAGCTTCCCTTCAAGAGCTTTGCCCCCTCTCCGGCGGATTACTCCGGCGTCGATGTCTCCGGTTATCAGTGGCAGTTCCGTTTCGTCATGCTCGATCACACCGCGACGAACGGTGCGTTTGTGCTGCCAGGGACTATCGAGACCAGCTACATCTACGACAGCGGCGCCAACTTCCCCTTCGGCGTTCTTATTAACGCGCCGAAGCAGAATGAAGCGGGGCAGATCGTGATCATGGGCGAGACGAAGGTGATCGCAAACTCAGGGAGCATCACCGCGGGATGTCCTCTGACGTACACCCAGTACGGTTTCGTCGATATAGCCTCTTCGACCGACCCGCTTATCGGCTTCGCCCGGTACGCATCCACCGCGAAGGGTGATCTGATCACTGCTCTGATCCTCCCTTGCACGTCGGTCTACACCCATTCGTAATCAGGGCTCGTCCTAACAGGAGACGGAAATGCCGTATCAGCCAAATCTTAGCTCCATCCACGTAGACGCAGCGCTGACCAACTTCAGCATTGCGTACATGCAGGATGCGACCAACTTCGTCGCCGACGTGGTGTTTCCGAGCGTGCCCGTCCCGCACAAGAGCGACAAATACTTCGTCTTCTCGAAGGATGCGTTCATGCGCGCCGGGGGCAAGCAAATCCCCTTCGGGCAGGAAGCGCCTCGTGGCGGCTTCGTCCTCTCGACGAGCAGCTACGACGTGGGCTCCGCCTGGCGCTGGGCCTTCGATCTGACGCCGGATATCCTCGCCAACGCGGACCCGGGCGTCAACATTGACCAGGCTGCAACGGCCTTCATTATGAACGGCCTGCTCGTGCAGCGCGAAGTGAACTGGGCCTCGACCTACTTCACCAGCTCTTCGGGCTGGGGCACGACCGTCACCGGCGGCAGCGACTTCGCCCAGTGGAATGACGACGC